AAAGGCTTAAGGGTTTTTTGCCAAAAGGCTTAAGGGTTTTTTCAAAAAAGGCTTAAGGGTTTTTTCTGGCAATATCCGCCAAAAAATTTCAAAGTTATAAGAATTATTTTTTGAATTCTTAATTCTTATTAAACAGTGCTGTTTAATTACAAATACCCACAAAAATATCTGCAAAATGTTGCAATATTTTTGCAAAAATATTTAAAAGTAAACAGAAATAAGAATTCTGTAAAAGTATGCATTGAAAATGTAGCCAACTGCCCGAACAGTTAGCAACATTTAGTGCGAGATTTTCCGGATATTGTTTTCACTGACTGCGGACACATTACCGCGTTATAAGTCTGTATCCGAACGCGTCAAAATTTCATCTTTTCGTGTGACAGCTGCGGAACCGGCACAAAATTGACGCGGTGTCCTGATTCCTTCCTATTGTCGGTTATCGGGAACGACGCCCCCAATTGAAGCGAGCCTGCGCGGGCTAATCCCCGTAGCGGCGGACTGTCAGATGGGTGAGACGCCCCGATGCCCAACCTTGAAAATTCAACACTGACTGATTGGGGGGTTCTCCTGATCCGTTGAGCGCTGGAACTGACGCGCTCCGGATCGATCCCTTATCCCCCCAAAAAAAATGTTTTCCGCACTCTCCACCTTGACCGCTGGCGTTGAGCTGGTGACCGAGCTGCTGTCTGCTGCTGTGCTCTTGATGGCGCTTGACAAGCTGGCTGCCGCTGTCCGCTTCATTTATCGCGCCGGTCGTTTCACCGGCTGGCTGTGGTTCTCCTATGGCGTGCCCACGATCCTGTGGGCTGCTGATGGCATCAGCTGGATTCTGTCCCACATTGACTGGGCCGAAGTGGCCGCCACCGTGCGCGACTGTCTCGCCGTCATCGTGTCCGCTGCTGTCGCCGCTGCGCTGGTGACCCGTGACGCCCACCGCGCGTGGGTCGGTTCCATTGATTGGGCCATCCCTCCGGCTCCGGTCGCTCCGGTTACGCCCGTGGTTCATCCGCTGGCTTTGATCGCTGACGATCTGGCGGCGCTGACTTCAAACCAGCTCCGAGCCGCTCTGAACACGCGCAAGCGCTGCAGCAAAGCCCGGCTGATCGCCGCCGGTCTCGTCTGCTGATTCCATCCCCCGATCAGTCAACCAATTGCTCAGCTGTCCACTTTTCTAGGCTTTGTCCTGAATCCTCTTTATTGTCTCCTTAGTTCAAATTTCATTCCCTAGCGCCACTCCTTAGCGGATCTCTCAACCGCAGGCGCTGGGGTTCTCCTCCTCCTCTCAGAATGACAACCCCCAAGCTTTCGACCCTTAAAGGGTTCGTGCTGCATCGTGGCGCCTCGCCGCTCGATGGCTCTGATTTTGTCGTGATTGCCACGCTCAAAAGTGGCAACCGCAAAACGGGCGACATGATCCAGATTTGGGTCCTGCGCGCCGATCAAGACCCGGTGGCCGCGATTCAGTCCGGCGCAGACTTCACAGTGTGCGGTAACTGCATTCACCGCAAACAGGCTGACGGATCCCGCAGCTGTTACGTCAACGTCGGGCAAGCCCCGCTCAGTGTCTGGCGCACTTGGAAGCGCGGCGGATACCTTGAGAACCCCAGCACCGAACTGATCGCGCGCGCTCTGAAGGGCCGCCGGATCCGCTGGGGTGCTTTCGGTGATCCGTCGATCATCCCCGCCGATGTCGTCGCGCTGTGGAATGAGCACGCGGACGGCTGGACCGGCTACACACACCAGTGGAGGCAACCATGGGCGCAATGGTGCCGCGGCACATTTCAGGCCAGCTGCGACGGTTTCGCCGATTACCTAGCGGCCTCTGATGCTGGCTGGCGGACGTTCGCCGTGGTCCCGAAAAACGGCGAGGCATTCAGCGGCAAGCAATGCCCGGCCACCGTCGACGAATCTGCCGCCACTTGCCGGACCTGTGCCCTGTGTGATGGCGCCAAAGCCGACATCTGGGTTCAGGCCCACGGAGCCGGTGCCAAGCACTTTGCCACCGTGTGACGGTCGGCTGGGTGACCATTTTTCTGGGCTTTGTCCTGAAAAATTGCAATGATTCTATCAAGCGCAACTCACGCGCTTTTCTCCTTCTCCTCTCAACCGATGACATCCTCTGATCAAAAACTAGGCCTAGCGGCATCGATCACCGCGATCGGTCTTGGCCTCGCAGTTGGCGGCATGGTTGCCTGTGCGGCTGGCCATAAAGCCGCCGGATTCATTACCGCCGGTTTCCTGACTTGTGGCGTTGCTGCCGTTCCTGCCGTTGCCGGTGAACAGCAGCGCCAAAAAGAGCACGCCGAATACGTCGCCAGCCTGCGCGGCGCGCGGTCCTGAACCATGCACGTCATCACTACCTACCGCGGCGCCTACAAGGTCAGCCGCACGGTCCGCGCTGTCCGTGAGACAGCCGCTGATGCCGACCGGTTCCTGCAACTGCTGCGCCGGATTGAACCCGAAATGTCCCACCGCGTGGGCATGGCATGAACAACCCACGATCCCCGCGCGACGTTTTCACAGCAACGCGCGGCCACGGGTTCCCGATCGGGACCGCCTACAAGGTCACCGAACCGGCCCGGCTGGCCTATTGGGACCCGGCCCACGAATTACCCGCCAGCACGTCGACGCGCCGCGCCATGGCCTGCCCATGGTCACCGCCAGCGGCTCCGATCAATGGCGACCTTTTTTCCCTGATGTTTTCTGAGCCGCAGCCATGACGCCAGACCCGAAACTGACAGCCGACCAAGTAGCCAAAATCTCAGCCGAAATTCTGAAATGCCAGCGCTTGCTTCGGAAGCTATGGCATGACGACAGCCGCCGGGAAGTGCTCGCACGCCGCCGGACGTTGTACCGGATCATGTACGCCATCCCGCAAGGTGTGCCGCTTCCGATTGATTGGGCACCGACTCCTCACCCGCAAACCACTAGCAACGGGGCGGCGCTGTGACCCTTGCACCGATCCGTCGCCCGTCGCCCGTCCGGTTGATGGGTGAACCCGTCGTTCCGCCGTCGTTCGTGTGGACCGGCAATCCGCCGCGCTGGGTTGATCCGGCTCCCGAGCTTCCGGCGTTCTTGAAGCGCCCTGGGAAAGTCACCTGAGAAATTGGCACACAAAACGGGGTTTTATCCCTGTTCTGCTTCATATTGGTTTCAAGCGCAACTCACGCGCTTTTCTCCTCTCCTCTCCTCAGAATGACTCAAGCAATCACCCTTAAGCAGTCCTGCCCGTTCATCGTCGGTCAGACCTATTACGGCTCTCTGGCCTGTGCCCATGGTTCCTTCCCCATGGTCTGCGTCCGTCGCACTGCCAAGTCCGTATGGTTCGAGCACGCCGTCCGTCCTGAGCATTACCCCCTGCGCCGTTGCAAGGTCCGCCCCTATACCTCACACAACGGCTGGGAACAGGAAAGCGCTTCATACAACGGCTGGTGGATTGACAGCGGCACAGCCGTGGACCCTGCCGCCCAGCACCAGGACCATTGACCACCCGGCTCCCAGCGCGGGGCCTTTTTTATTGCCTGTCCTCTGAAGGACGGCTGACAAGGTGGCACACAAAATAGGGCGGTGTCCTGTTTCCGCTTAATGTAGGGCATCGGACAAAAACGTCTGATTTCACTTCTCTCTCCTTTAAAGAATGACTCTCTCTGAATCACTCAAAAAAGACTTGGAAGCTGTAGAGATCGCCCTCCAAAAGTGTGACTCTATTCTTAACAACAACTCCGAAGAACAGGAAGAAAACATTCCCCTTTGGAAATTAAACATCGATTAATTACTGCCCCTTCGGGGGCTTTTTTATTACTTACTGTTTACCCACTAATTAACAACAACTAAAACCATGGAATGTTCAATTGGAATCAGAATCAGCTCTGAAGATGTTGCAATGCTTAAAAGAATTGCAAAATCACAAAATCGCCGCTTCCATGATTTCCTCCAGCTTGTGTTTGCTGAGGGGCTCGAATGCTTTTTTGTTGAAGACTGTGTGAGCGTTAAAAAGCTGCCACAAGAATACACCAAAGAAGAGCGAAAACAAGAGGAAATAAATAAGAAAATCCAAGCCGAACATGATGACTATGATTCACGCAAAGCGGCAGGATTTAGCCCGGTTCGTGATTACTTTTCAAACCACGAATACAACACAGAAACTAACACCCGCGAGGATAAATTAATTTTGCCGATGGCTCAACGTGTTCGTGAGATTGCCCTTGATTAGTAACCCTTACCGTTCACCCCTTAATTAACAACAACCTAACCTCAGATCATGTCTCACAAATCACCCAAACAATTCACGATCACTGTCAACAAAGAAGTTGCCAAAAAATATTCTTTGAAGCCCTTCAATCCGAACGGGGAAGTTGTTATCAAGTCTCCTTACAAGAAAGCATCAATTAACGCCGCAATCGATCAGCTCCTTGATATTTACGCTTTAACCCTTAGAAGATCACAAGAAGAAAAATATTTGTACTGTTCTTATACTTCAGTCGTCCGTTATTCTCTCGAACATGCTGTTGCAATCCTCGGCCATATTGTCGAGGAGCAAAATAGATTGATCGCTGAATTGTCGGCTACTCAGGGTTCATCAATGCCGAAGCATTCAATGACGCATGTTGACAGTGTGTGGCAGAAAATCGTGGACGATAATCTAATTCAAAGATTCAACGATAAAAAATTTGCTTGTTTCAATGATCCAAAGAATTGGAAGCGAATTGTTGAACTAATCCCCGAGGCGGAGCAAGTATTAACAACCCAGGCAAATGCAAACTCACAACAACCCGCGTAACTAATTAGTAACATTTAAGCCAGCAAACCTCAGGCCGTCATCCTCACCAGTGGCGGCCCTTTTTTGTGCCCGAAAATATTACCGGAAAAACTAGCCCCTAGGAGCGGCTCAGAGCGGCCCGGCATGCTGACGGCATCCCTTAGCCTGCGGAGGATTGCAGCGGCTCTCAGGAGCGCCTAGGATTGTCTGACGCAGTGCTGACCTGCCTGGGAACCATGCGACAGCGCCCGCGCTGCACTTTTGTTCTGATTTTGAAAATCGGTGGTCAATCGACCGATCGGCACAGCTAAGGTTCACCGGAGCACAATCCCCGGCTGATGTGCCGCAGTGCGTGCGGGTGATCAACAGCTGAGAACCCCTGGAATCACTGGGTTTATGGCGCGGCTTGGTATAGCTGCGGCTATACATGCGCCCGATTTCGGCCCGATCCGGCTCTATTGCAATTGCGACTCATTCTCAATAGCCCACCCCAGGGGGAGGCCATCCAGCGAATAGTACATATGTACCATCAGCTACTCCCATTTTTGAAAAATATGGATTTTGCAGATTTTGGGTTTTGGCGCCCCCAATCCCTTGATTCGGCGCTTCATATTTTTTAGTCTTTAGAGGAACGGGGACATGCCCCTCTTCTTCAGGCCTTTATGGATGCGATTTTGTTGAGCTTGTTCGAGCGGTTGCTGGACGAGGAGTCCCAGCGCCAGCAGGTGCCTTTGGACACCGTTGAGGCCGCCCAGGAGTGGCTCCCACGCTTCAAGGAGGTGGTGATGCAGGAAGCGTATGAAGCGGTCGCGACGGTGGCAGAAGCCAGGGAATCACTGCCTTCTTGGGAATCTCCAAACGGCGACGTGCCGTCTATGTATGAGCTGCGGGGGCAGTGCCGATGACCTACGGTTTATCTAGCTTAAAAAGGCGCTTTGGCAGCCCCAGGCTGCGGACGATCAGGCAACAAATGCGACAGAGGGCGTTACAAGGGGGTTGCGCGTATCCTGAAACCTCCTTATTAAGTGCTCACGTCCCCAAAAAGACAGCATGTCGGAGCACCCACTGATCACCGCCCTTGGATGGGATAGCGACGGGGAACTCAGTCCCGAGGCCCGCGCCACCAAGGCTCTAATTGAGCGTCTGCAGTACCGGATCCCTTCAACCGGTCTGACCACTGATCAGCTGAAGAAGCGCATCACCGACAAGCACCGTGAGATGGCGCAAATCACTGACTGGCTCGATTCCGGCGTATTAAACGCCACCGAGGAAGTGAGCAGCTTGAAAGCCGCCATCGCTGAAATCGAGAACGAAATCATCGTTCTGCTGACAACAATTCCAACAGATCAGCCTGTTTTGGGCTGTGTTTGAGCTTTACGACAGGCACCGCCATGAGGTGGTTGCATTTTCAGACACGAAAAAAGGCGCTGTTTGGATCGCCGTCCGTGTCTTGAAGCAGCAACCCCGGCGCCTGCTCAGGGACTTTGTCATTCGCCCCCACACTGATCCACCAGTACGGATCTACTACATGCAGGGCTTTAAACCACGTCATCAGAAATGAAAACAATCGCCGTCCGTCACCACCTGAAAGAGCGGGCAAAGCAAAAACGCCGAATTTCATTTTCCATCCACCCCCGCAAACCCATGTCAAAGGACTGGACCGAGGCCCAACTTGAGGAACAACTCAAGGAATACGTCGAGCGAAAAGCGCTGTTGAAGCGTTTGGAGCAAGAGCACAAGAGTCAGGGCGAATTGATTCGTCTGCATTACCAAGCGCACAACCTGCAGTCATGTGGTTTGGGGGATGCCCACGTCAATGTGGTGTCTCGCCCGAAGATCACTTACAGCGATACCTACCGCCGAGACAAGGCGAAGACATCTGATGAGTTCAAGAAGCGGGAACAAGTGGAGATCGAGAACTTCCACAACCCCAAATACGACGGACCCTTGCAATGCAAGAGCTATGACCCCAATCCGTTCCACCACTTAGAAGTTCGTTTTGGAGAAGGCGAATGAGATATCTATTTCCAGTATTTGCGTTGGGCGCATCAGCGTTCGCGATCTTGTGGACGCCCTGGCCCACCGCGAAGCAGATGTTCAATCCACACACGCCTGAGACCTTCCAAGAAACGATCGAGTGGCTTGATCCACTTCGCCGCGCCAACTACGCCAAGTACCAATGAATTTCGAGAACTTCTGCCAACGAGCCCGCATTAACGCGGTGGTTTCCAAGCAGGCCCATTACGTCACGTTGGTCAACGGCCATTTCGAGGTGACGACCGAGCCCAAGTACACGGAGCAGATCCGATACACGGCCTATCCCAACAGTCCTTTTCCCATCCAACACTTTCAACAGGACTGACAATGACAAAAAAGCGCCGCTACGCCACTGGGACTGCTCATTGGAACAGCAGTTTTGATGCGGATCAGGTTTTTCAGATCCGCCAATCCAGATCCGCAGGAGTCAAAGCGATGGCATTGGCTCGCCGATACAAGTGCAACGTATCGACGATCAACCGACTGGTCAGATGTCAGACGTATCAGGAGTTGACGAGTGAGCAATAAAAAATCCCCGGTTTCTCACGCCGGGGACAGCGACACGGGTTCTCAGGCCCATGTCTTCTCCAGCCCCCGCCGAATGACAGACAGGGACTTACGCGATTTTAGTTCGTGTTTCGCGTCGGTCAGAAGCATAGCACTGTCTGATCCAGGACAGAGCAACGACCTGAAACAGATGTAATCAGTACTGGCAGGAGCGGGGGTCTACTAAACCCTGTTGGTTTCCTCCCTGTTGATGCGTGCCATTACCCGGACCGGGTGATGGGGATTACCTGAGAGAGCTGCTGGTACAGCTCAACCGGGGCACGCCTCTCACAAGTCATAGGGTCCCGTCGAGGACATGCGGTGGTTCCAGGGTGGGATTGCCCAGCGGGCCGCATGTAAGGAAACCAGCTCTGTAAGTCCAGTTGTTTGTTGGGTAACTGATCTTTGGAAGAGGAGTTCAGTTTACCCAACCTTTTTCTTTCCTTTTTAACTTGTTCCATGCTGCGACTACATGAGGATCTGGTCAAAAGTGTCCTTCTGCAAGACAAGACCTACCGGGAACTAACGCTCGAGATTCACAGATCCAAGAACAAACATTTTCAGGGTCGAATCAAGGAGCTGAAAAGAAACCATGCTGCGGGACGCGCCCGACCAGCTGAAGTTGAATTTATAGAGCTTGTCGACCGTTGGAGGTCACACGTTTTTTATCTGATTTCTAAGCACCTTGAAGTCTGCTTACAAATGTCACCCAGCCTGAACAACAAATGACAAAGCACTGCCCCAGCACCTTTCGCTACAAGAAGTACGAGCACGGTGTATTCCCCGTTCCTGTATCTCGCGCCCTTCGGACCTATTTCATGAATACAGGGCAGATACCGAACCCGAATGCCAAGAAAACCGAAGAGACCCAAGAACAACGTATTGCTAGGATTAAAGTCATTCGGAGGCAATGGGAAAGTGTATTACGTCAGCTCGGTTGATACAGAGATCTTCAGAGAAGAATGGGCTACAAACCGCATCATTGAGCTGCTTGATGAAGCCCGTAATGCTGAGGCAAAGGCAGTGGCATTTGAGCATGACATAGAGTGGCTTGACATTTAAAAAGTTTCAAAGCACCGTATAACAAAACCGCAGTTCCTCAGTCAGGGGCTGCTTTTTTAGTGATTTACCATCTTTGCATTTCACGTTGTTTGATGAAGAAAAATGTGCGCGATAAGTTTTCAATCACATAAGTATGTATGCAGGTCATCTTCATTATTTAGCCCAATGCACTCGTTAAATTTAGTGTTCCCGATAAAGGCGATGTATGTACGCACCGGCACGAATGATCAAGACCACAGCACCTGGATTCGACTTCATGCTTGCTTCAATTTCAGACGAAGAGGTCGAGACTGCCAACAGAAACTTTCAGGAGCGTGATCTGCCTTATGCCGTAATCAGAGACGTTGACGAAGCCGCCGCTTGATTTGCGGTTAGATGGAACAGGAGCTGCATTCCTTATGGAGTATGTAACTGAAGGTGCTGTATCCCTGTTATGCATCCCTCAAGAGTTCCGCCATCCATTGGCGCAACAGTTTGAGGAGATTGACGAGGATGGGGATCTGATCCGCAGTTATGACGAATGGGGGTTGGCTTCTGTTCTGACTTACATGTTTTGTAAGCGCGTCGAGAAAAAGAGCCAGTACTCGAATATTGAGATGGTGATTGGTGAGTGCCTGTCGATTTCACGCCACACAGCATCCGAGAACAAAGCGCTGTTCCGAACGTTGAAGCGCGAGATCAAGGCAGGCAATCATCCCAAGGTTGTCGCCTGGTCAAAAATTCTGGTATCCCAGCTGGCCTCCGCGCTGGCAGAACAACACGAAGACATGGGGGAAGACGATGAGGAAGATTGAACCCAGCGTCAATGATCAATTGAAGTTCGCGAAGTTTGTCAAAGAGATCGATAAGCTTGACGCAGAATCTTTGAAAGAGGTGACTGTCGAATTAGCGCGGTTGGCGTTGCTGATGCAACCCGCAGCTATTCGATGGGCAGCCCACGAAGCCGCCGCGAACCTGGGAGGAATGCATGGATCGTCCGGACACTCTTGACGAGCGCCAAGTCTTAGCTGCACAGGCTCTAGCAGCGGGCTGTTCATGGCGTGATGCCGCTCGCCGGGCGAAATGCACTGTTGAGGCCATTCGTGTCTGGAAGAAGCGCTCAGACTTCTGTGACTGCATCTGGTCTTATCAGCAGGAGATCTTTCAGCAGACGTTTGGCGTTACATCTGAGGCACTGCCGATGTGCGTCACTAAGTTGCGCGAGATCGTCGAAGATGACGGACCCGATGTAGCCGTAAGCGTTAAGGTTCAAGCAATCAAGATTCTGATTGATTCGGCCCAAAAGCAATACGAGACCCGAACAATCGAGCGACGAATCGAACAGCTAGAGAACTATGCAAAGTCGCAGCCTGTTATCGAAACTCAACCAATTAGAGAAATTACATCTGGAGAGGGTCCAGGCTGAGGAACTACGGAAGCGCGAAAGCACAGGTGAGAGTTTTGTCGCTGGGTTTCCGGGTGCGGACCAGTGGGAGAAGTTCGCTGAGCTGACCTGGATCCGCTCTGGGGGCAAGATCAAGCGGTTCAAGCCCTTCCAGATCCAGAAGGAGCTGATTCAGTCCATCTCACAGCACCAGTACTCGATCATCCTGAAAAGTCGCCAGGTAGGGGCCAGTGAATCGATCTGTTCTTATCTGCTGTGTCGAGCGCTGACGGAACCGGGGTTCAGCGCCGTTGTGTTCAGCAAGACAGCGGCTGACTCTGGGTCACTGGGAAAACGGATCCGCGCCCAGGCGGCCAGCATCGCCGACTCCGATATTGAGTTCACGACTGAATCAAACAGTGAGTTGTCCTTCAGGGGCAGAGGAACGATTCACTTCTTGGCAGCTACGCCCAGGGCCGCGAGGGGGATCCCTTCAGTATCGACGATAGTTTTGGACGAGGCCGCGTTCCTCGGAGCTGAAGCGGAGCAGATATTCACCGCTGTCCAGCCCACGATGGCAACTCTGGGCAATGACCCCGTGACAGGGGGCAAGATGATTTTGTGCTCCACGCCCAACGGACTGGGCAATATGTTCGCCAATCTTTGGTATACCGCCGAGGATTGGAACAAGTTCAAGATCCACTACAGCGATATCCCGATCTACAACAAGGATCCGGACTGGGCCGAAAAGACGCGGCTGAAATCAAAGCTCAGTATGCGGAATTGGCGTCAGGAATATGAGCTTGATTTCGTCGCCTCTGAAGCCCAGATTTACGACCCAGAGCTGGTGGAGTTGGCATGTAACGGCCAGACCATCGAATACGGATTAGTCGGCAGGGAGTACATCATGGCCGTTGACCCGGCATCATCTCAGGGCGAGGACTATTGGTGCTCGATCGTATTGGACATCACCTGCATTCCTTACCGTGTGGTGAATGTCTTCAGAATGCGCCATAAAAGTAGCGATTATTGCATAAAACAAATTGTTGAACAGGCAGAGAACTTCGTGCCTTCAAAAGTAATCGTAGAAAAGAACGGTGTTGGTCAGATCGTTTCAGAGGTTTTGTCGATGAAACTGGCTAAGTATCAAGTGCTGCCGTATAACACCAACAAGCAAAATAAAATCAGCAATACGGATCGTATTTCATATTTGTTGGAACGCGAAGAATTGATGTTGCCGCGTGAACCGTTCTATCAGGAGCTGTTAATGTTCCAACAGATGGCGAATGGGCGCAGAGAAGCTGGCGAAGGAAGTCACGATGACTCTGTCATGTCCCTAAGTCTGGCCCTCAGTTTAGTTGCTGAAACACCTACTGCTGATTGGTTAGAGATTTTATGACTTTCCCCCAGGAGTATCGCGACGAAGTATCGAAAATGATCGATCACGCAATGCATGAGCACATCACACAGTCAACATTAATCAGTGCGGGACTGGGACTTCTGCTGCTTGCTCTGTTTGTGGAAGGTTTGCTCCGACTTGTGGGAGTAATTCCACCATTTATGGGTATAAATATAAGTGTGCTTGCCTAAGAAGATGCCCAATGCCTACGAGGAGAACCTAAGAACAGCATTTGAGGATGATATCTGCTCCTATATGGAGCTAAAAGGCGGCGTAAACCGCGCACTAGATGATCTTACCGAGATTTTGCTTGATTGGCATGGTTATTACCAAGGTCAGGCAGACGATATCAAGACAGCTCTGCTTCGTTTGGGCGTAAATAGGTACGATTAGTTTGAAGAGTTTGGCCACAAAGTTTGGCGGAAGTTTCAAATAACTCTGAATTCAGAGAAGACGGTGTTTTAGTCAATGCAAT